CAACTGCGGCTCCGGGTTCAGATCCGTCTCCCCGTACAGCTTCAACGCAGACGACACCCGACGCTGCCGCGGGTCCACGATCACCGCCACCTCACGCGGCGACTCCACAGACACCATCGGCAACTCACCCGGCTCATCCGGTGACCCGACACTGACGAACCCGCGGCCGTGGATTAGTGAGTCAAGGTGAACCAGCGATGACTCCGAGTCCAGGTTGTTCACGTCCCAGCCGTCCTGCAGACCAGGGTCGGCGATATCCACCCCCGGCAGCATCAGCGACTTCACGTCGATGCGCTCCTCGAGCGCGTCCACACACACCCGCGGCCAGTTCACCACCGTCTCGAATAGCCGCAGATTCGGTGACACCGACAATCCCAGCTGCTCCAGCCGGTGCGACCCTTCGTAGTACGCGTCGTGCCGGATATCGTCGACACCGCACACTGACAGTTTCCGGGTCAACGCCTCGAGGAGATTGGTGTCGTCAATGCTGAGCGCCACGACTCTCCTATCGGAAGACGGTAATGCGGGTATCAACTAGCTCGGGGGCGGCGCGTTTCCAGGCGGAGCAGGCCATCGCCGCCGCCGGCACGGCGTCGACCCGTTTGCCTTCCCGGTTCCGCTCCGGTTTATCGGGGCGAATCAGGTCCGGGTTGTACGCGGCTTTGCGTACCTCAACCGCGTCGAAGCAGAACCGGGCGACCGGGTTGTTGTGGTGCGCGAGGCTGCGGTCCTTCACGAGCGCCATCAGCTCGTTCATGCCGGGGGTCATGTGTGTGTACGTGTTGTTGTACGTGAGGACGTCCGTGATGCCGGTGCGGTTCTCGATCTCCTGGATGACGGGGGCCATCGACCACTGGTCGCCGTCGCCGGCCCGGAGGTTGAAGTGGGCGGCGTCGGCGGCGACGTCATCGTAGATGCGGGAGTAGTCGACGACGTTGCCCTCAGTAACGGTTAGCCAGCCGGCTTTCGCCCAGCGGGTGAAAGCCCCGTCATGTACCGCATCGAGGGTTCTCAGCGCATCCTCCGGCAGCCAGAACCGCCACAGCATGTGAACGGTCGGGCCGTCCGGGACGAGCAGCGCCCAGGCGGTCAGGTCGAACTTGGCGGCCAGGTCGAAGCCGAACCAGGCTGTTTTACCGGCGAGCGCCGCGCGGCCCCAGTCGGGGGAGCTCCACACGTCGCCGGAGCACTCGTCGTACTGGTGCATCGGCATCCACCGAACCGCTTGGCGTACCCATTGCGCGAGACGGAACTGGCGGAACGTGTTTTCTTTCGACGGGTCGTTCCGCGCCTCGAGCGCCTCGTCGCGCAGCGCCTGCAAACTGAGGAACTGCCCGAGGGCCGGGTTGGCGTGCGCCCAGTTCCGTTCATCCCACGGATCGGCCTTGATCGGCGTGTTCCGTAGGTACGCGAACTGGTGCGGCGCCCGGCCGGGATGATCCGCGACTTTCACCATCTCGTCATGCATCCGGCCGCACCACGAGGTCGCATCATCGCCGGGGGTGGTGGCCGCCACCATCAGCGGCTGCGCCCGGGTTCCCATCGCGGTACGCAGTGAGTCCCACAGGTCGCCGTTCCGCTGGGTGAGCGCCTCGTCGAAGACGATGGCGTGCGGGTTGTGGCCGAGGTTGCCGGCCGCGTCCGCGGCGACCACCTCGTAGTAGGAGGCGGTGCGTTCGTCGACGATCCGTTTCTCATGGTTGCGGACCTTCAGCCGGGCGGAGAGGACGGGGGAGAGGGTGACCATACGGGCGGCGACGTCGAATACTTTCCGGGCCTGGTCGCGGTCACAGGCGGCGCCGTAGATCTCGGCGCCGTCCTCCCCGTCAGCGACGAGCATGTAGAGCGCGATCCCGGCTAGGATCTCCGACTTGCCCTGTTTCCGGGCCATCTCCATCCACACGATGCGGGTGACCCGGATGTAGCGGCCGAACTCCGTTGACCACTCCACCCGGCCGAAGATGGGGGCGAGGATGTCGTCGCGCTGCCACGGCCGGAGGTTGAACGCCTGCCGTGACCAGATCCCCTTCGTGTGCACCAGCACTTCGGTGAAGAACGCGGCGGCGTGCGCCGCCCGGGGCTTACAGTCGTGGGTTCCGCGTTTCCGGCAGGTTGCGGCGTCCAGGGTGTACCGGCAGACCGGTGGGGGCTTAGGAGGAGAGGAGGCGCTCGGCGTGCGGCCCATCGCGTTCCGTCCTGGCGGTCAACCCGACCCGCGCCGATGGGGTGAGCCCGAACTCGCCGGCCATCACGCGGATCATGATGCCGGTGTCCCGGACGATCTGGACGGCCGGATTCTTGACCACCCCGCCGTCGTGCCCTTTGATGAGCAGCCCGGCGGTGTTCACCAGTTTGCACGCCTCGGTGTAGTGCACAACGGCCTGGCAGTAGACGAGGAGTGCGTCACCGTCGGCGCCGGTGACAACCCCCATCGCGTCGAGCTCCGCGACGGTGCGGTCCCATACGACGCGCACCGGCCGGGGGATGTCGGCGGGTGGTACGGGGAGCCCGTCGCGGGGGATCGGCTCGTTCGCGTTGATGCGGTACGGCGACTCGCCGTGGAGGAGCCTGAGCGCGGTCGGCATGGGGGCGGGTCCGCGTTTACCCATGCTGGCCTCCTACCGGGATCAGTCGTTGCTTGAACTGGCTGTAGTCGATCTGGTGGTGAACCCGGCCGTAGCGGCTGACCATCTTCACGCAGTCGGGATGGCAACGGACTGCCTCAGCTGCTTTGCGCATGAACCCGCCGTCGGCGTAGAAGTCGGTCATCCCGCCGGGGAGACGGTTCGCGCGGGAGGTGCCCACCTTGTAGTTGAGCAGCATGTGCGACTCGGCGGTGCACCAGTAGCCGGTCTTGAGAATGTCGAGGCTGACGATGGTGTCGTCGTTCAGGCCGCGCCGCCATTTGATGCCGTACCGGTCGAGGTCATTCCGGTAGAGCACGGCGCAGTACAGCCGGGTGTTGATGCTGAACGGTTTCGCCCCGAACGTGTGGCCGAGCCCGAGCGCGAACCCGGCCAGGTTTCGGTAGCGGAGCATCATGTCCTCGTGCCAGCGGAACGGGTCGGGGTTCGTTCCGATAACACGCGCGCGCCCCGTGGTACTGCGGGGGCGGAACTCGTAGATGTTGTCGTCCATCACCCAGTGGTGGGTGAAGCCCGCATCCCGGGCGTGGTCCCACGCGAAGTTATGAGCAGCCCCGGTCGTCGGGTGCGGGTCCAGTTCGGGGGTCCGCTCATACTCATCCATATACCGGGACGGCCAGACCAGGATCGGGCAGTCCGGGTTAGCCGCGGCGTATGCGTCGTGCTCGGCTTCTTCAACGACGAGGGCCGGGGTGATACCGGCCCGACGTAGCTTCCCTACCGTCAGCTGCTTCTCCGGCCGGCCCCGGGTCGGGATGTAGACCGGGAAACGGAGCGGGTCACTCACCGTCGGGGGCGGGTCGTTTCCGACGGTCGTCCGGTACCCAGCCGAGCGGGTAGTTCAGATCCTTGGTGAGCGGCTGAGTGATCCCGAGCCGTTGGGAGAAGTCGGCGATGGCTTCCTCGTCGCGGATGTAGACCACGACTTTGCGGGCGTACTCAGCAACATAGTCGGACGGGTCCTGCCCGCTGATGTTGCGGAACTCGTCGAGCATGTGGTCGGCGCCGAACTGGAACGTGTCGATCGCGTGAACCTGTCGGGTCAGCACCTCGAGCTCGGCATCGGTGTAGCCGACCATATCCAGCAGCGACGGCGCGTCCTCCGCAAGTTCGCTCAGGATGCTGTAGAGCGGGGCGGCGTCCCAGCCGCCTTTCTCCCCGAGCCGGTTCAGGGTGACCAGTACCGCGTCGGCCTCCGTGTCGTCCTTCGATGCCCAGCCGGTGACGACGGGGATCAGCCAGTCCCCGGTGTCCGGGTCGACCTGCACCTTGTCCGGCGGTGGTTCCCCCCGCGCCTTACGTGCGGTCAGGGATTCGACCCGGCCGTGACCGCTGATGAGGAAGTCAGTACGGGCGTCGACAGACACGGGTTCGACGTACCCGAACTGGCCGAGGGACGAGTCGATCCGCCGCGTGTCGTGCAGCTTCGCATTCCTCGGGTTCGGCTGCAGCGAGGAGAGGGGGCGGACCTCGATGCTGTGCGCCGCGGGGAGCTCCCGGCTAGTCGTCAACCTGGCGTCCGTTCCGAGTCAGGGGGGAGAGGGAAAAACCCGAAAACCGTGGTGCGCGCAAGTGGCCCA